GTTGTTGTCGTTGTCTCCTTGACACGATCGTTAATGATCAAAGCCATAAGAGCCTCCTACGAAATTCTTATAATAGCGTTCGAAGTGTCAGCAGTTGGAAACTGTATAGTAAACGTTCCGTTTGAAGCAGTAAAGTCTCCACCAAACGCTAATACACAAACAGCATTAGTTGTGCCTGATCCTCCAGCAGTCGTAGTGTTGTAAATCAATGCTCCATTAGCTGTAAAACTAGCAGAAGTAAATTGTGCATCTTGGAAGTCCACAAATGCTGTAGATGATCCAGAGGAGCTTGTTACTCCGTTTCTAGTTAAGGTTGCACCTCCTGCAGTGTATGCAGTTCCAGATGTATTTGTTATTTCGTTTGATGTACTGTATGCGGTCGTAGATGCACCAAGATTTGCAGATGATGTGAACAGTGCAATCTTGAATGTGTGACCTCCACCTGACGCAAAATTATGCTTACCTTCCAACAATTCACCTTTGAAAGTGTTGCATATAGCTGATGATATTGCCATTTATATCTCCTTATGGTTGTTTCGAGTCAAGAGGAAATCTAATAACACCATCATAGTACTCATCTCGTCTCCGCCTGCCTTGTTGTTCAATTTGTAAGCTTTTTAAAGCTTGACCATAGCCTTGCTCATAGTAACTTAAAAGATTATCTGGACCTTTAAGAAACCTATATGCCTCCGCAAGAGAAGCATAAAGTAAAACTTTAGGTGCGTTAGTACTCACCCAAGTTGTCGTATTATTGGTCGACAATCCAGTTGGTTGCTTGTTCAAAGCTAATTCAATATTATATGCTGAATTTGGAGTAGGCGCAAGATATAACCTGTCCTGATCCCACATAGCGTAGTATCTTGGTTTTCCTGTGCTATCTCTATTGGGCCAATATTGATTCATAAAAGTAATATCTTTTTGTTCCAAATATTCTCTTGTTGGAGTTGCTCCCGATGTATAAATTTGAGCAGACTTAATAAAAGCTGCCTGACTTATATTTGCACCAGGTAAAGCAACAAAGGGGTTTCCTTGTGTTAGAGCTGCTACTTGATAAGATCTAAAAATATCTAAATCTACATCTCTAAAAATTCTATTTTCAGCGTGTTCTATAAAATCATTTACTATTACATCAGTTAAAACATCTGAAGTTGTTTCTGTATAATCTCTTATTTGTGTTACTAATTCTGAATATGTTGTCATGTTATAACCACCCCTACTTTGCCTACAAAAGAATTAATTTTAGTATCTCTGTTATCATCAACTGGCATCATTCCATTGGACTGAAAAATATTATTAGCTATTAAATTTATTCCAAGTAAAACTGTTGCCCCTATCACTTGAGGTTTTGCATACTGTAAAGATTGAGGATCTGCTGGATGATACTTTGGTTCTAGCTGTGGATGTTTTGATTCAAATTCACTTACATGTACCCATGAACCATTCCATTCTTGAACCATTTCATTATATGGAAAAGCAAGACCAGATCTATCTGATATTCTTTTTGCAAATCTTCCTGTAGCGTATTTAGGCATTACGAACCTGATGGATAATAAGATTGAGGAGTAAGATAAATACTTGTTCTTTCTCCGTCTTCGTCCGCTGCTCTTTTAAATTCATCTTCATATAAAAGTTTTAATGCTTGCATTCTTTCTGGTGCTTTCTTCATTGATATGTAATATGCCAATCCTGCATTTAAACATGGAAGAAATCGAAAAGGAATCTCAGCGTTGTTCGTATAATCGCCCGCATCAGACATCCGAACAAGAGCATAATATATTAGAGTGTACGCTTGGTCGGCTGCAGGATATAGATATAGTGTTGGGCTTATCGTACGTTCAAAATAGTATTGAGTTGGTCTTCCGCTGGTCGTTTTAACTGTGTAATTCCAATACTGAGCTCTACTTATAGAACTTGTTGAATAATCATTATTAGATGAATCTCTGATTATAACATCTGTAATACCAACAATCTGTTGGCTATCATCTGCATTGGCACCAAATAAATTAGTGCCGGTTAAATTTGTAGTGTTGGCAGCTAATACTTTTTCTTGTTTTTTAACTGTCCATAGGTTGATACCTCTGTTAGCCCATTCAGCTAACATTAAATTTAAAGAACGTCTGGCGGTCTTAATATCGTATCCACTACGAACTTGAAGACCGCAACGTTCAAATGCTTCTGATATTATCTCGTCTATAGATAAATCAAAATTTGCTGTTGAAGCGTAAGTTGGCATCTATCTTTTTGCCTTTTTCTTTTTACCCTTCATGGCTTTTTTCTTTTTACCTTTCATGACTTTGCCGCCACGTTTCATAGCTTGCTTTTTTTTGCCAGCCATTCCGCCGCCCATCATCATGACCTTACCGCCACGTTTCATTGCTTGTTTCTTTTTACCCATCATGTTGACCTCCGAATATTCGTCTATAGGTTTTTTCTCTGGATGCTACAACGTCTTGATAGTATCCAGTTGGCCACAACTTATAGTAACCAACTTTTCTTAATTTATCAGAAGCTTCCTGTAATTGCGAGAACTTTTGTACTAACATCATAGAATACATTAGGTCGCTTTCTACCTGTGGAGGCTCCTCTCCTGGTGCTACCAAAAACTCCTGTTCTTCTTCATTAGCAGGATTGTGAGGATGAAATCCCATAAAGAATATGTCTTTTTTATTATACCACTCATTGTAAGCGTCTATGATATCTTGAAATTTCTCCGTATCATAACTGTAATATGGATCACAAAATATTAGTATCTCATGCACATTAAAATCTATTTTCTCTAAATGTGTATTGAGCTGTCTTTTATACCACTTATTTTTTGTTTTTATTTCTATTAAAACCTTGTTTTGTTTCCAAGTATTTTTAGCAAAAGGACAAGCTGGAAAACCTCCCAGATGTTTATTAGGAACTTCTAAAAAATGTTCCGACCACTTACGTACGTCTTCTTTTATTTGTTTTTCTAATGGCATCTTTACCTTTCTTAAATATACTAACCACTTTTGATTTACCCATTACTTTTGCTCTTTGTTCTCCAACTGTAAGAATTTGAATTTTTCTAGCATACGGTTTGTTAACTCTTTTAACTTTTGCCACTGTTCTCCTAGCGTCAGCAGGAGTAGCAAACTTGATAGACACAGTATCACGTGGATTTTCATCCGTATAGAGTCGTCGTCCACTGCCTTTCGGTTTTTTGCCCGTGCCAACTTTAGGGTCTTTTTTCTTGGTCATCTAACACCAATAAATCTCATTCCTCTCACAGCCATGCCACCTCCTGCAGCTTTAGCAAATGTTTTTACGTTAGTTGGTTTACCACCAACACCTTGTGCTTTAGATCTTTTTCTAGATACAGCGGATCGTCTCTGACCCTCTGTCATTCTTCTAGCTTTGGCTAATGGAACACATTTAGGATATTTTCTTTTTGCATCTTTCTTTTGTTTTGATCTACCACACTTAGAAAAAGAACCATCTTTTTTCTTAGAACCTATGTCAACCCAGTTCTGTTTAAACCATTTTTTTAAACCACTCTCGGCCATTAGGACTTCTTAGTTTTTTTTCTTCTATCTTTTCTAACCGCACCACATCCTTTTGCGATGCCACCTTGTTTATAACTTGAAACTCTTTTTCTATCTTGAGATATTTTATTGAAATCTATTATTTCACCACCCATTGCTTTTGGTTTAGGTCCTCTAAAATCTTTTCTTTTTGTGCCACTTGGATCTTTAATTTTACCTGCACATATTTTTGAGGCATAGGCATTTGCGTATGCGCTAGGGTAAACCTTAAATTTACGCTTTGCTGCTGCTTTACCTCTTGGACATAACTTGGTCATCCTTGCCCCCTGTATTTGACAAACTGTCGTCTTTTGTTTTTGTTCTTTGGCCTACTGCGTGAAGAACGCCCTATACTAGTTCTTTTTTTGACTGGTGTAAAGTATTCGTTAGAGGGTGTTTTGGCCATGCTACATCTGTGATAAAGGATTTTCTAATGCAGATTTTATTCTTTTATCTATTTTTTCTTCTAGTTCAGTCATGGCTTGCTCCAACTTATCCGTTAATAATCGCATGTCTTCCTGAATGTCCTTCGTGGTATCTCTTAACTCCGAGCTGGTTTCTCTCGAATCTTCTTTAACCATTTGT